TGTTATGATGGGTGCCGGTGCCTGGTACTATATGTATCAACAGCAGGAACAGGCCAGAAAATCAGCCCAGGAATACGCCGCGCAGATTGATGTGATTCGAGAAAAAACAAGTCAGATGTCTCTGCCTGAACTGGCAAAAAACAAAGAATCAGCAGCAGAGGCGCTGGCTGAACAAAACAGGCTTATCAGCGAGCAGCAAAAAGTTGTTAACGGACTGAAAGCTGATATCGAAACACTGAATCAGGCACGTAAATCGTCATATTCGAGCGTAAGCGGCACAGATACGACGCTGGCCGAAAAGAACGCAACTGAAAAGCTGGCAATTGAACAGGCCAGGCTGAATGAATTGCAGGATAAAGCAAAAAACATAGTTCAGGCACTGGAGGAAAACGAGCGCAGGCGGGTTGTTCTGATCCGTGAGCAGACATGGCGGGAAAATGCAGCATATCAGAGTCTGGTGATGATGACCGGACAGCATGCCGCATTTAACCGCGTGCTGGGACTGGGGAATAATTTACTGGCTTCACGTCAGGCATTGATTACCGCGCCATTGAGGATACCTCAGGCTTCTGTCAGTGAATCCGAGCAGCAGGCTCTTTTACAGAAACAGCAGGCCGCAGAACTGGCCGGGCTGAAAGGTCTGGCGCGGGCCAAGAAACAAGCTGAGTTTGATTTACAGCGGATGGGTAAAACCGGAATTGAAAACTCCACATATGCCGATCAGTACATGAAGGCAGTAGAGGACGAGTACACCAGAAACCAGGCAGGCAAACCGGCTGGTGGTGCGGGTAAATCTGAACTGGCAAAAACAGAGGATATTTATACCCGTCTGATTAAACAGCAGCGTGAGCAGATGGCACTGACCGGGCAAAATACGGAACTGGCGCGAACAAAATATCAGATCGTGCATGGTGAGCTGGCCACTCTGACGCAGGTGCAAAAAAACGAAATTTTACGTAATTCTGCTGCAATTGATCATCTGAACGCTGTCGAAAAACTCAGGTCGTTAAACGAGCAGCTCCTGACGCCTGAAGAGGCGTTATTAAATATTACTCGCGAACGTATTAAGCTGTTAAAAGACGCAGCCCCTGCCAGCGAAGAATATCGTGAGTCGATGGAACGCATTTCGAAAGCGTCTGTTCAGAACGCACCTGAGTTTGAAGGGGTCGCTGCATCAGTTGGTGGACCGAGTGGCGAACTCATTCGTGTTGCGAATGCACAGAAAGAACTGCAAAAGTGGCATGAAAAGCAACTGGAAATGCAGAAAGAATTGCTCGAGGAGAAGGAGATTAATGAGCAGGTTTATGCAGAGCGTATTGCGGAAATAAATAAAACCAATTCTGAACGATTGCAGGATATTCAGGCTGGGTATACATCGGCCAGTCTGTCCATGTTCTCTGATCTGGCCGGACAGACCGCACAACTTCTGCAGGGGATCGGTCAGGAAGGAAGTTTCGCATATCGGACGTTGTTTATAGCGAGTAAAGCAGCCGCGATTGCACAGGCAATTATCAATACAGAGTTGGCCGCAACGAAAGCCATGGCTGAGGGGGGGCTGATTCTCGGGATACCAGCAGCAACGGCTATTCGTGCCGTGGGTTATGCATCCGTGGGGCTGATTGCAGGGCAGACGCTTGCAGGAATGGCGCATGATGGTATAGATCGCGTTCCAGAGAACGGAACCTGGCTACTCCAGAAAGGGGAGCGTGTTGTCACCGCTGGCACGTCAGCCAAACTTGATGAAACGCTTGAAAAGGTACAGCAGGTAAGACGTGAAGAACGGGAAAGCATCAGTGGCGGAACTTTTACTATTCATAATTCGTATACAGGAAAACCGGATGACGCAACGCTTGCTGCGATTGATCGCCGGAATGAAAAACTTGTTAAAGAAATCCGACGGGATATGACAAAACAGGTTATTTCTCCTTCAAATGAGTTCGGTCGCGCGCTGCAAAGCCGGTATACCAGAGGATATAAGGAGTAATTAATTGTGGCCGATATTTATTATCTCCATGACTATTTACCTTTGCCATTAATGGATGGCTACGCATTTAAACCTGTTTCTCCATTGTTAAGAACTGAAATGGCGTCAGGGCGCTCCCGGCAGCGCAGGCGTTATTTGTCCACACCCACAAACTGTAGCGTTAAATGGATATTCAGGACGGATAACGAGGCGCAGTTATTTGAATCCTGGTACCGCGAAACCATCACTGACGGTGCTGACTGGTTCTTCATGAAGCTACAAACGCCGACAGGTGTTGATTTCCAGAAGTGCCGTTTCACGGATATCTATGAAGGCCCAACTCTGATACCGCCCAGATACTGGCAGTATTCTGCGACGCTGGAGCTATGGACACGTCCTGTTCTTGGCGATGGCTGGGCTGAGTTCCCGGATTACATCATCAACAGCAGCATCATTGATATTGCACTTAACAGGGAGTGGCCCGAAGCATGACCAGCCCGACTTTAAAACGACTGTACGCCTCTTCCGGTGAAGAGGTCATTATCAAAACCCTGCAGATCAACATCGGTGATGATGCTCTGTATCTCTGTGATGGCTATGACGACATAACCGCGACAACGGAAACCGGCGAAGAAGTGACATTTATCGCAAGCACCATCGACGTTGCGTTACCTGCGCGAAACAGCGACGGTACACAGGATCTACAGTTTGCAGTCTCTAACATTAATGGCGAGGCATCGACATCCGTGCGTAGCGCGCTGGAAAACTTGCGTGGCGCCACAGTGACTTACCGCCAGTTTACCTCTGACGATTTAACCGCTCCCGCCGAACGTCCTTATACCCTGACGGTTAAAAACGGGTACTGGACCGCGACACAGGCGCAGATTATCGCAGGGTACATGAACGTGCTGGATACAGCCTGGCCCCGCTATCGCTACACACTCCCGTTCTATCCTGGCCTTCGTTACATGAGCTAAGGAGTTTCAATGTTCAATCAAGATAAATACCTTTCAGTCACATGGCTGAAGGGCGGACGCGCTTACCCTGAACTTGACTGTTTCGGCATCGTGAATGAAGTGCGTCGCGATCTGGGGCTTCATGAATGGCCGGATTTTGCCGGAGTGACTAAAGACGATGGTGGCCTTGATCGAGAAGCAAAAAGTTTCTCACTGACTCTTTCCCAATGCGAGCCATGCGCTGGTGCAGGGGTTTATTGCTATTCCGGTTCAACGGTGACGCATGTTGCAGTCGTGGTGGATATCAACGAGCAACTTTATGTTGTGGAATGCAACCCAAAGACCAACGTGACCATCCTTCCATTGCCGCGCTTTATGCGTCGGTTTGTTAAAGTGGAGTTCTGGCAGTGACTATCAGAATTTATCCATCCCGGTTACCCGGCGAGCCGCTGGAAATACATGAACATGGCGCACTGACTCTTCATCAGTGGTTGTCGAGCAACGTTGATAATTATCGTTCAGATATTAAACACCCGATTGCGGTTGAAGTTGATGGCGAAAATATTCCCGCAACGGAATGGTTCGATTATGTCATAGCCCCATCCAGTGAAGTACGTATCTATCCGATCCCTTACGGGCTGGAGGCCGGGACAATTGCGTGGATAGCTGTTGCTATTTCTGCCGCATCCGTTGCATATGCGCTATTTTTTGCACCAGGCGCGGTCGATCCGGGAGGGTATTCATCAGGAACAGGCGATTCACTCGATGTAAACCCGGCTAAAGCCAACCAGGCTAAGCTTGGGGAGCCGATTCGTGAGCTGTTCGGACGCCGCCGAATTTACCCCGATTACGTAGTACAGCCGGTAACCCGCTTCAGCCAGGATGATCCGACAGTGATGACCGTTGAAATGTTCGTCGCGCTGGGATTCGGACAATTTTCATTCGGCAAAGGGGATATGCGTGTTGGTGCCACGCCTGTTTCATCGCTGGGTGATAGTTTCGCGTACACCGTTTTTCAGCCCGGCCAGAATGTGGCTGGTGATCGCCGTAGCGAAAACTGGTTTAACTCCACTGAAGTTGGAGGCACCAGCTCTGGCGCCGGGCTGGATATGGCCCAGACGGCGCCGGACAAGGATGATGTTGTTGCGCAGTCACTGACGGTGTCTGGAAGCACAATCACGTTTAACGGATTAAGCGCTGACGACGATACTGCAACAAACGAGCTGCCTGATTCGTGGATTGCTGGCGCAACGGTTGAGCTAATCGTACCCGATCAGTTTGTTGTAACCAACGATGGCGCATACAGCCGAATTACCAGTGACAATCTGGCGGAACTCGCCCCTTATGTCGGCATGCCGGTAACGCTCTGGTACAACAGCGTCGACTATAGCCTGTTTATCGCTTCGTATACGCCGCATGCAGACGCTACAGAGGAAGAAGGGGAAGTCACCGCCTCGGTAACGCTGGCTTATGAGAGTGACACCGGCACGCCTTTTACGGGTATTCCAGAGGGGGATATCAGGCTTTCCGTTTCTCACGCTGGATATCAGTACAAAATATTCGACGTTGACGGCACAAGTGTGAC